GGAGAACATAAACGTTCCACATCGATGTCATAGTCCGGGTTATCCATGTTGATAATCTGTTTGTCTGATTGTGCATGGGCTGTTGCACCGGATAAGCATAAAAATGCTGTCAATCCAATGATGATAAGTGTTTTAATTTTCATATTCGTTCATTTTATAATAAATGGTCAGCTCCTGTTTCTTCGGATATTTACCGGTGTATCACCGAGATTCCGCTTGCAGAAATCAGACAGGTAAGACTGGTTCGCAAATCCACATTCTTCGGCAATCTCCGGTAAGGGAAGGTGTGTAGTCCTCAACAGTTTCAGCACCTGCTCGGCACGTTTTTGCCGAAGCCACTGGGCTACCGGACAGTTAAACAATCTCAGGAATGTCCGACGGAAGGTAACGGTGCTGTTTGCTCCGCATAGTTCCGCCAATTCTTCTGCTGTCTTCGCTTCATTATGGCATTCCATCACTTTCTGAATGAAAGAATGGTCGGTATGGATACCGAGCAGTTCTTCCGCTTGCAAAATGATTTTACGGTTGATATGTTCGTAGGAGGCA